TTTTTGGCTTGGTCACGTGTAAAAAACCGAGATATTATAATATTCTCAGCATCATCAAAAAATCGACTCCTTGAATTAGGGTCGACGTATACATCAAGAGGGTCTACACTATGAAAGCATACTTCCCCTTTGCCCATATCCATCATTGGGTCTTGGTACACATGTATATACCCCAAGCCAGTTACGTAGTAATCATCTACTACTTCTCTTATAACTGACCTACCATCAGATATATCGTACATATATGATAATAAATGACTTAACACTTGAGCAACTTTATTATCAGAGTCTTCTCTAGCAGCACATCTAAATGATGGTCTATTAGCAGTTATCATTGCTTTAGCAGCTTCAACTGCAGGATGTATTCTATTAACCACAATAGGAGCTTGACCTCGAGATTCAAGGATTCTTTTCTGCTCGTTAGTCCATTGTTTTCCTAGCCTAAACTCTTTATCTTCTTGAGCATGACTAGCCCAGGTCTCTCTATTCTTAGAATACGTACGAAAAAGGTCTTGTACTTTCTGTACAATTTCTTTATCTGTTAATTTATTGTATTTTTCTTCTGGCATATCTCGTAATATAACCCCTACATTAACTTCCAGTCAAGCATTTTTTTAATTATTCCACTTTTTTCATCATTTTTAACGTATGTTTTAACCCTACAAGCCCTATGTCCATCTAATGCAGTCCATACCGCATCCATAATGTCATCATGCTTTCCTTTAGGGTAAGATAAAAATTCTTTTTGTGCACTTAAATCTTCAGGCCTAAAGTAAAAATCGCCTTTTGCAAAAATAGGAACCAGTGAGAGCAAGCGCTCTGATTTCGCATTTCTAGGTTTAACGCCTCTTTCTAGTCCTGGAATATATAAATTCTCCTCTTGCATCAATTGTTTAGTCGCAGTCCTTAGCGCTTCTTGATATCCGACTGTTTCTATTTTCATTCTCTTAGGCCTGAATTTTTTAAATACAGATATAATTTCATTAGGCTGCTCTGCAGGCGATATGCGTTTTTGTACACAATCAATGAGATATTTTCTATTATCCCCATCAACAGCAATGGTAGCAATGACAAAAAAGTCAGCGCGCCTTGATAAAGAACTAGCAGGGTCAACCCCACAATACACATCAACTGGTATAACTTTTTCTTTATCATCATCGTGTAGCTCCTGTACTAAGCATCCTTGTCCTCCTCTTCTTTCAAACTTATAATGATGCATTTTTATCCATTCAGGTTTAAATGGGGCATCATCAGGAGATTGCGCTATATTCATATATTCCTGGTAAAACCCGTTTAAATTACCTACGGATGCAAATTCATCTTTAATGCCTAATATACGTTCTTTAGGGAATCTTTCTGGCCATATTGACTTTTGATTATCATCCCATATAGAATACCATAAAGTTTTCCATGCGCTACTATCTTTAGCCCAGTATAAAAAACAATCCTCTGATATTACTGTTCCAATCATACATATCTTACCATCATCTGATAAAGAAGGTATTACAGCTTCTGTCATCCACTTTCTATTTTTAGCACGTGCTTCTGGTGTATATGCATTAAGTTCTGACTCAAAGTCATCAACTATAATCAAGTTAGGTCTTGTATCTCCTTCAATAAAACCACGTACTCTTTGTCCAGTACCTACAGCTATTATTCTTGTACCATTAGCTAATACCACATCTGTATTCGTCCAACGTTGTGCAGTAGCTGGTCCTAAATCTCCAAAAACGCCTTTAAACTTATCTGAATGTATCAAATGGTATTTAATACGTGATAAGAAGTTAATAGACTGAGCTTGTGACTCAGACACTATAACTATAAACAAATCTTCTTTAGATGCTTTAAAAGCTGCTCTCCACAATGGATAAATAAGAGTGGTAACAGTACTCTTTGCCGTTCCCCTAGGAGCAGCTATTAGCACTCTTTTTGTGTCGTCATCCTTTAAAGAAGAATACACCTCGTGGTGGAACGGGGGTGTTTGTTTGCGGAGGGCTGTCGGGAAGCAGTATCTTCCAAATAGTGCCATATTCTTCCGCATCTTCTTTAGTGCTTCTAGTTGAGCATATTTTTCTTCAAAATCCATTTAAAACTGACGAGTTATATTAGATGCTACTTTTTTTGTTTTCGTACTTCTTGTTAAATCAAGTAATGCTTTAGGGTCAAATCCAGGACTGCTTGGGTCATATATTATTTCAAAGTCTGTCAATTGCTTCATAAAATCTTTTTCATCTAAACCTTGAATATGCATGCCTTCCATAAACTTCTCTCTAGCCTCTTCAAACGACTTTCGATATTGGTCAAAGTTTTTATGATACCTTATAATACCTTTTTCATACTTATTCATATCTTTAAAGCTATGTACTCCTCTAGGTTCCATCCCCTTGTAATAGTCACTAAACTTCCATTCTTCCCAGTCAGCCTTCGCCTCTTTATCATATTCTCTACTAATCTTTCTACTTTCAAAATCCTCTACAGGTTTATTCTTATGTCTTGCAATACTCTTCTTTGTAGCTCTAGTTTGTTTAGCCTTAGCTAACAATTTATTTAAAAGACTTTTGTTCCTGCCAACTGCACCTATTGCTGCACCACCAGCCCCAATTGGTGATTGAGTAAGCATAGTCACTATATCTTGCACTCTAGGAGACACGCTCATTCCTATAAATTCCCCCGTTGGGAACACTGAACTCGTTGGCTTGCTTATAGTTCCTAATGCTTGATTTACCTGCTCAGCCATATTAGGGTCTTTCATTGCAGTTTCTAGTATTAAGTTGGTATTATATTTGTTATAGTCCGTCATTCTTCTGTATCTTCCTTCTTCTCCTCAATCTGTACTCTTTGTAATGTCAATCCTTTTTCTTCTTCTTTTAGCTCATCTATAAGCTTTACACTAGAAAAGGCCTCAATGGTATCAGTAGTTTTAACAAGATGCTTCTCTTTCATTCCGTGCATATCTTGAAGGTTATCTACTGCTTTTAAAAGATTTGATATATCTTTTTTGCTTTGTGCTAATTCAATAGCTTGTTTTAATAAATCTAACGTATAGTCTTCGTCTAGACCATGCTCCGTTAATCTTTTTGCTAGTTCATCTCTTACCATACCTTGAAATATCTCCGATTTCATTGTTCTCTTCCACTTACGCTTCTGAGAATCATTAACCTCACCTAATGCCCATTCTATAGCCTGGTCATAATCAGGCTTTAATGCAAACATCATTGCTAATGCTTTCATCTTGTTTTGCTTAGACTGAACCTTTATATATGACTTTCCAGTCATTGTCACGTTTGTTTTACGCCCTTGTACATTTAAAGGCTTATTACTATACTTTGGGTTAAAAAACGTATAACCAAAAGGAAACCTCATGTAAACATTCTTACGACCCGTATTATCAGTATATTCACGACGTGATAATACTTTTGATACATATCCATCATCTGATAAGGCAAATTGGCCAAGTTTAGCCTTTTTCCAAGGTCTATACTTGATATTCTTTTCTTTTGCCTCTTTTTCCCTATAAATAGGATATTCAGTCTCTTTCTTATCACCTCTATGTTTTATTTTAATAATATACACTAGGTAAACCTATAAAGTTGCCAAAATAAAAATAGTACTATTAGTAATACTGCTATGTCCATAATTGTTATATTTCATTATATTACTCTATATCCCAGTAATTATATGTCGATACCCAGTAATCTGGGTCTATGTATACATGCGTTACCATTTAACCTTATTAGCCCAATAAGCTGCTGACATCTTACCTTTTGCTATATTCTTACCATGCCTAGCTTTAAAAGACTTTCTTCTAGCTTTTTGCTTAGCTGACTCACCTGCTTTAGGTTTACCAGCTGTCTTTATACCTTGTTGTCCAAAACGTATAGTTTTAACCTGAGTACCAACTTTAGCGACAACTACGTGTGATTTAGTCTTATGTCCAGGTGTACGCTTAGGTTTATTATAACCTGATACTCCTGCACGTTTTAATCTAGAGTCTTTTTTTATTGCCATCTTTATTTTTCCTAAATATTTTATTATAATTTTCTTTATAGTCAGTATCAGTAAAAAAACGTTGTACTGAACCTTTTCCAGCATTCTTAGTATCTTTTGGCTTTGAAAACATATACTTCTCTTTACTCATATTTAAAAGCTTTATTAGCAGGAAGATTAACAGTCTTGTCAATTACTTCTTGTTCTTTTTGAACTTTATCCCAATGATTTACCATATCAACAAATTGTTCTGGTTTACCTTTCCCTGATGTATTCTAATACTTTTTCCAGTATATACCTTGAGGACCTAGCTCTTTAGGGACTGCTTCTTTAAAAGGAGCAATACCTAATCTAGCTAAAAAAGCATGAGCAAGTGGGTCTCTAGCATATTGTCCTAGCTCCCCATAAGAATAGCTTGGTTTTTCTGGAGTTCCTGCTTTTATTACTTGAGCTAAGTTCTTAATGTCAAAATCTTCATAACCTTGAGAAACAAACCATGCATTAATATCATCACCTCGTTTACCAAACTTAGGGTCATATAACGGGCTACCTGGTGTCATACGCTGTTGCATATCAAACATTTTAATTGGGTCCATTTGCCATGGGCCCAATGTATGAGTTGCTGTAGAATCAAGACCTGCACCTGCATATGACTCTTTTAAAGCAACATTTGTTAAAAAATCTGATACAGAAGGCATATCAGACAATACAGAGTCTACTGTTTGCGTATTTGACTGTATCTTTTGCATACCTTGCAATACTTCTTTTATTGTCATTATCTCTCCCATTCCGTAAATAATAAATATATTAACGTAAATAAAAAACATAACATCATTAATAGAGTACCAAATTCTACTGTTAAGCGCAACCACATCGGTAAACCTTCTGCCATTATCTTTTATGCCCGTGATGATGCCTAGTATTACTTTTAGCTCTACCTGATTTCTTAGCTTTGCCGCCGTTTACTACTTTTTTCTTCTTTGCTTTAGCCATAATTACTTCTTCTTTTTTTTCTTTTTAACAGCTTTTTTCTTAGGTCTTCCTACTTTACTACCATATGTACCTTTTCCTGATGGCATATTACTCTCCTTCTATTAATTCTGGGTGAATATACGTGGTATCTTCTAATATATCCCTAATAGCTGCCTCTTTTGCTGTATTAAGCATTGGGTCGTCAACATTGCTATACTCGTTATTAAGGACTAAAACAGGGCTTTTACGGACGTTTCTCTTAAAAACTGACCAATGACCCCTATTTACCTTTATATCGCCATAAAATACCATTTCTAAATATAATATTAAATATATATAGAAAACAAGAAAAAAATCAAAAAAAACTTGACTTTAATACTATCTACAGCGTAAATTCAAACGCTACTTCAGTAGCTACTTACTAACGCCAATACTTACAATTTAACGTGTTTATATCTAAATATAGATACTAGTAGCGATTACAGTGGCTA